AATGCATCAAAGTCATTTGTCCACAATATGAAATGCTTGTCGTCACTTACTAAATCGTATTCTTTCATCTCTTGTTCTGTGACCTCGCATACATCTTTTCTTATTCTTAATTTGTAAGTAGAATAACCGAACTTTTGTTGCTCTCTAGTTTTATTCGTAGGGTCTTCTAAATACCATAACTGCATTTCATAATCTTCTTGATTGTCTATATAGTTGTAACCGATACTAGTAGTTACGACATCGTCGTCGTAACTACTGTTAGTCCATCTATCAAAATATTTCTTCATCAAATGTTCACTAATCATTTTTATTCTCCTTATCTTTTTGAATGAATAAAAAACCACCACCGTTGCCTTCTTGATCGCAACTCACATCAATTTGCCAAGTCTTGCCTTGCTTATCTCTTGTCACAAAAATAGGAAATGGATTTAATGCGTGGTCATTTTCTGGGAAGTGAAACTCCTCAATCGTATGACCGATTAATTGACTGTAATGTTTAGTCGCAATTTTTTTATCTTCATTGTTAAAATTACTCATAGTAACTCCTAGTTAAATTAATAATACCATAGTATACCATCAATGTTAGTTTTTTTGCAAGTCTATTCGAAACACTTTATATATATACTGCTCAAATATATTTTTATGTTTTAAAAATCAAAATATGGACGAAAAAAAGTGTAAAAGTGTAACGAACTAAAATAATATAGTTAAAAAGACCAGAAATACAGTACTTACAGAAGATAAGACTCGTTACACTACTCGTTACACTTGCTATGTTTTCGTTGCACAAAAAGTGTAACGAACCAGATATTCTGACCGATTGCAATTTCCAATTTTAAAAAAACTATTTTCTTTTTTAGATTCGTTCAGTATATATAAGAGTATGACTAGTAAAAATAAGATTGAAAAAATAGAAGAAGACTTTGGTCGTAAACTTACTAACAGACAAAAAGAGTTTGCTAAATACTTTGTAGAAGGTGTTTATAGTAATGCAGAATGTGTTCGCAAGGCAGGATATTCTGATACAAATGGTATTGCAAGGATACAAGCAAACAAACTGTTAAATCCTAAAATGTTTCCTCACATTACTGAATATATAAATGAACTTCGTGAAGAGAGAGAGAAAAAATATGGTGTTACTTTAATTGGACAATTAAAAAGATTTAAAGAATTAGGAGAGAGAGCAGAAGAGGAAGGTCAATATACTGCAAGCATCAATGCAGAAAAAATTAGAAGCTCCTTAGGTGGATTAACTATTGATAGAAGAGAAACAAATCATTATCACGCAATTGATGGAATGAGTAGAGAAGAAATTGAAAACAGATTACAAGAATTAAGAAGTAAACACCCACAAGCATTTATAGATGCAGAGGTAATAGATGACACAAAAACCAGAAGGTCTTCTGTGGAACAGAGTAAGAAAAAATCTACCAAGCAGTTGGCACACAACAAGAATTGAAAATCGTTTAGGTGGTGGCATTCCCGATGTGCATATCTGTGCAGATCATTTGCCGTTTTGGATAGAACTAAAAGTAACAAAAACTAACAGAGTTTCTATATCTGCTCAACAAATTGCTTGGAATTTCGGGTATTTTAAATCGGGGGGTGTAAGTTTTTACTTGGTCAACCCCCTCTCAACCTCGCACCTATATTTATTTTCGGGGGAATATGGTCGGGAGTTGGCGACCAAAGGACTCGGGTCGGTGGACATCGGGTCGGGGTCGGGGATACCTTGCTTATATTTCGGGGACAATTTTTCGGGACTAATAGACTCAATGATAGAATACACATCAAATCGGGTCGGGATTTTTAAGCCAATATTCGGGGTCGGGGTTCGGGATAACGATTTAGTAAAAAACCCAGATTAAATTATAAGATTAGGAGTCAAAGGAAATTTAATCTGGGTTGAGTCCAGGAGTTGAAGCTCCTGGAATCTGTGTTGTTGGATTCCTTAGTGTTTAAGAAATCCAACTATTGTTTTTCTAGTGTTAACTGAGCAAAGTTTGCATTGCTTACAAGTGAGTCCTTTGGTCTGACTCAAGCACATTGCAACGGGTCGCCCATCTGGAGTCGCCGTTGTGTGCTCGTCCACTACCACGGCAACGGGGAGTCCGTGCTTTGCTAATTCGTCTGCGTGTTCTAAATTGTTAGCACTTAAGTTAATTGTGAATCCGTTCTCGTTAGCTTTTTTTATAAGTTCTATATTCTTTTTATATTTATGCTTATGAGTAAAGCATATGACTCGGCGACCATTATTTGCTTTTACTAACTGATCTAATTTTTTTTCGTCAATGGATTCGTTGTCGTCGCCGTCGTTGGGTAAATCGCCTATTTGATTATGTCGCCATATATCCACAGACTCGGGAAAGTTTGCAATTGCTTTCATAGTATCGTCCCAACTATTGGAAAAACTTTTTTTCCATCGCTTATTAAAACCCGTTTCAGTTTCGCCCCATACTATAGAAGTATGATATTTCTCGCCGTAACAATCGCCGTTTTTTAATGGGCAAGAGTCGGGACACGATTTTCTTTCGGTTGTCGTGGTCGGCATTTTACCGAGCTTTTTGTTTTTACTGTTTAAAGTTATTCTAATTTTCATAATGACTCCTATCATTGTTAAAATAACATTGTACCATAAAATCCCATATTTACAAAACTATTTATTTTCGGGTTCGGGGTCGGGTCGGGATTATTTCGGGGTCGGGGTTCGGGGTTTAATTTAATATAATAATTTAGATATAATCTAAAAATTTGGACGACCAATTTTTTTAAGTAAATCGTTATTAATGGGCCAGGTCCTGTAATAAAAAATGAGCGCCCGGGCCGCCGGGCGCTTTTACTTTAAAAGAATTTAATTGCTTGAGCGTGTAGTAGAATTTCGTTTTCTACTACATCACAATTTTTTTGATTAAAAAAATACTTGCCCCATCTCTCAATGACTTTATTAAGATACGAAAATTTTTTAAATATTTTTTCATTCTTAACTTGTAAGCAAATACTCATTTTTTTTAGATCATCGACTAGATACTTTTCATAGTCGTTGAAACTATTTTGTATTAAATGAGAAATAAATTTTACTTCATTTATGTTACCTAACTCTTTTAAATTTAAATCTAGTGTAATAGTTTCTTGATCATACTTATCAAAAGTATAAATAATATTTGCTTTTATCATTTTTCCACCTTAGGAAAATGAGAAGGTGCTTTACCATAATTATCAATATACTTTTGCATTCCTTCTCTATCGAGAATTTTTATTCCTTCTTTTGTTACTTTAATGAATCCCATTTCTTCAAATTCCTTCATTGACTGAATAAAAGAAGGGTCGCTTAATAATGCTTTTGTTAATTCGTTCATAATGACTCCTATTTCATTTGATTAAAAATATATTTTACTATATAATACCATTATAATCAAATAAAAAAGGAGTCATTATGAATATAAGAGAATTAAAAAAAGATGATATAATTTTATCTAAACAATTAGGAGTTCCCATTAAAGGGAAACTACTAGAGTCACCATTGCAAGGTAGGGGAATTAAAAATGTAATTCTTATTTTTGCCTATGGTGAAGACATAGGTATGTTTAATGAACATGGATCAATTCCCATTACTGACATATTAAAAGTAAAAAGAAATAATCAATGGCATAATGTGGAGATTCAAAAATGAATATGAAACAGTTAAGAGAAAAACATAAAAGTTATTTTTCACCAGAGAATAAAAAATTTTTTAATGATATTAATTACAGAGTTTTACAAAGCAAAAAAAGTAAGACTAATTATTTAATACAACATACATATCAATGGTCGGATATGTTCGGCAATGAAAAGAAAGCAATTTATGTTGTTAAACCTGTAACTAATAAAGGCGATATATTAGAAAGTGTTGCCGAGTTTAAAGAATTATCAGAAGTAAAAAATTTCTTAAAAAATAAATAAATAAAAAAACTTTCTATCTTTCTATAGACCCGACCCCTAACGGGGTCGGGTTTTTTTTCGGGTCGGGATAATCGGGTCGGGGTCGGGTCTTTATTATCAACGATAATAAAAAGACTATTTAATAATAATGTAATAATAACTATTGGAAAAAAAATCCAGGCGTCGAGTCATATTCTCTTTTTTGTTCATAAAATTATTATGGTAAATAATGGTATTAAATGTTGACAATTATTTATTTATAAACTAATATCGTAGATATTAAACGAATCAACGTTTAATTATAAATAGAAAGGTAGAAAGATTATGAAAAAAGAAGACAAAATAAATTTTGAAAAAGATATTAAAAAACTTCTTATATTAGAAAGAAAGTTTAAGAAGTTTAAAAAGACAGAAGAATATAAACTAGTACAAGATATTATGAAAACTAGAAATAAAATAAGATCAAAAGTAAAGACTCAAATGGAAGATAATAAAATATTTTCTAAAAGTTTTAATGATATAAAACTAATTTTAAATCATACTTATGTAGAGTCTTATTCTTGTTATAAATTAGAAATAGAAGGGAAAATATAATGAGTAAAATAGATTTACAACAAGAAAGAGAGTCGCTCAAGTCGACTCTCTTTACTGAAGAAATAGAGAATGTTAGAGGAGCTTTATACATATTAAAAACCAATATATCTATTTTACAAGATTCTATTACTAAAGAAGGATTAATGGAAGATATGAAAAGAATTTGGTTTGAGTCGAATATTGGTTGTGGCAATGTTAATTCCTTTGAATGGTACATTGCAATAATAGAAGAAATTATTAATAAAATAGAAAAGGAGTCACAATAATGAAAGCAAAAGAAATATTAAAAAATGTACCTAAAATAACTAAGGCAAAACCAAAGCACTATGGAGCATTTGGTTTACAATTAGGTAAAGATTTATACGATAGATTCAATGATCATTGTAAAGAAAATAAAATTATGAAATCTAAATTAATTAGATTTTTAATTGAAAATTATTTAAATGAATTAGAAAAGGAGTCAAGATAATGGATGAAAGTAAATATCATATTGATAGAAATAAAATGGATATAATATTTAGAGAAAGTAACACAAGAAAAGAAAGACGACAGAAAAGAAAAAAAATATTCTTTACTGTTGTAGGATATGCGACGGCGATTCTTTTAGGAGTCGTCGCTTGGGACTTGTTCTATTT